CGCCCGGTTGACGGGGGCGACGCGCCGCGCGTGCCGCTCGCCAACATTGCAGTCAACTCAGCCAGCATTGTTGAGGAGCGCGAGCGCGTCGAGATGGCGTCCAAGCTTGTGCAGTCGGGCTACGACCCGGCCGATGTGCTGTCCGCGCTCGGCCTGCCAGCAATGGCCCACACCGGCCTGGCGTCGAACCAGTTGCAGCCGGCCGAGAACGCCCAGGTCTAGGAGGGCCGATGAGCAAAATGGAAACCCGCACCTTCACCGTCGATGACCTTGAGGTCCGCGAAGCCCCCGAAGGTATGAGCTTCGAGGGATACGCGGCGGTGTTCAACTCCCCGAGCGAGCCCCTGCCGTTCACCGAGACCATCGCCCCTGGTGCTTTCGCCCGGTCGCTCAAGTCCCGCAACAACGTCTTCCTCCTCGTCAATCACGACGCGGCGCGCCCCTTGGCGTCAACCCGCTCCAAGACGATGACGCTCGAGGAGGACGGCCGCGGTCTGCTGGTCAAGGCGACACTGCCCGACACGACTGACGGCCGCGACCTTGCGGTGCTGCTCGGTGGCGGCGGCAACCCGCGCGTAATTGACTCCATGAGTTTCGGCTTCTCTGTTCCTCGCGGCGGCGACAAGTGGAACGAGGACGGCAGCCAGCGCACCCTTCAGCAGGTCCGCCTGCATGAGACCAGCATCGTGACCTTCCCGGCTTACCAGGCCACGAGCGCCGCGGTGCGCAGCCTGGACATGCTGGCCGAGGCCACGGGCGAGGACGCCGATGCACTCAATGGCGCGCTTGAGGCGCTTGAGCGCGGGGCGACCTTGACCCTTGACCAGGCTGGCCTGTTGTCTGCTGTGGTGGCGAAGTTGTCGCCGGAGCCGCAGCCCGAGCCTGTGGTTGAGCCGGTGGCGCACGACGCCAGCCAAATCAACCTGCTCAAGACCAAGCTCGACCTGGCCTTCAAGGCCTGAGACTTCCTGGCCGCGCGAGCCGCGGCTAGGTCCCCGCTCTGAGGAGCCTCGGCGGGATTCGCAAGAAACACCTGCGCAATCCAACAAACCGAGACCCCAGAAAGGGGTGAACTAAGTTGTCCGAGTACCTGAAGAAGCTCGTGGAGGATCGCCAGTCGGCGTACCACGCAGCGAAGGCGAAGATGGACGAGGCCGCCGCTGAGAGCCGCGACCTGTCCACCGAGGAGCGCGAGTTCGTCGACCGCACGTTCGCGGAGCTTGACGAGAAGCGCACCATGATCGACACCCTCATCACCGCTGAGAAGCGTGAGGCTGAGATCGCCGAGGCCATGCGTGGCGTCGCAGATGTCGCCCGCCCGGTCGAGGCCCGCACCGCTGCGGCCGAGTCCGACGCCGACATCCTTCGTCAGCTGCTCGCTGGCGAGCGCCGCGCCTACTCCTTCCAGTTTGAGAAGCGCGACATCGCCAAGACCAGCAGCAACGCCCCCGTGCCCACGTCGTTCTCAGACGTCGTCATCGACCAGGCCCGCCTCGTCGGCCCGATGCTCGACCCGACCGTCGTCACCGTCCTCAACACGGGCTCCGGCGAGGACCTTGTCCTTCCGTCGCTCGCGTCCTGGTCAACGGCCGGCTTCGAGGCTGAGGCCGCCACGATCGACGAGTCGGACCCGACCTTCGGCAAGACCACGCTCAAGGCCTACAAGTACGCCTTCATCGTGCAGGTCTCGCAGGAGTTCCTGGCCGACAGCAACATCGACGTCATTGGCTTCCTCGGCCAGCAGGCCGGCAACGCCATTGGCTACGCCGTAAACGACAAGCTGACGCTTGGCACTGGCACGGTTGAGCCGAACGGTATCGCCGTCGCTGCTGCGGCTGGCGTGACCGGTGGCACCGCCACGTCGACGATGGGCACGGGCGGCTTCACGGCCGACAACCTCATCGACCTCGTTTACTCGCTGGATGGTGCGGCTCGCCGCCTGCCCGGTTTCGGGGTCATGGCGAACGGCTCCAGCATCGGCGCGATGCGCAAGCTGAAGACGACGTCGGGTGACTACGTCTTCGCGCCGAGCCTGGTCGCTTCGGCAAATGACACCGTCCTCGGGTACCCAATTATTGAGAACCCGGCGATGGCCTCGGTCGGTTCCGGGAATCGCTCAGTGTTGGCGGGGCATCTGCCCAGTTTCTATGTCAGGACTGTTGGCGGCATTGACGTGGCCCGCTCGGATGACTTTGCCTTCAACACCGGCCAGGTCACGCTCCGCTTCCAGATCCGCGTCGACGGCAACCTGCCTCAGACGTCGCACGTCAAGCGGTTTACCGGCGGCACCGCCTAGTCACTAGGCACCTAGACGTGGATGGCCCCGCCTTTGCGCAGGGGGGCGGGGCCATCCACACCCCCTGCGCACACCTAGGAGAAACGGTGGCCCATGCCACGAAAGACAAAGGAACCAAGCACTCGGCACGTTCTGGGAACCCCGCTAGACGTGCCGCCGCCCGAGAGGGAGCAACTGCTCCGGCTGGGACTGCTGCACGAAGAATCCTCTGGGCCAGCAACGCGCCCTGGACGGCCACGGGCTACGGCGAGCAAACCCAGCAAGCCACCCGGCGAATCAAAGCCGCCGGCCACGAAGTAGCCATCGCCTCCAACTACGGGCTCGAGGGCTCAACCATGGAATGGGAAGGCCTGCCGGTCTACCCCCGCGGCCTTGACGTCTACTCCAACGACGTCATCCCCGCCTACGCGATGGACTGGGGCCGACCAACCGGGCAGCAGGCCCTCGTCATCACCCTGTTCGACTGCTGGGTTTTCAAGGGCGCTGGCTGGGACCATGTGGAGCGCGTTGCCTCCTGGGTGCCCATCGACCACTTCCCCGCCCCGGCCCCAGTCATTGAGTGGCTGAAGCGCCCCAACGTGACACCGATTGCCATGTCGCAGTTTGGCCTTGACGCCATTGAGCGCCACGACATTCAGGCGCTGTACGTCCCGCACGCCATTGACACCAAGGTTTTCAAGCCGACCGAGTTGATGCAAGGTAGCGACGGCCAGGTGCCCGCCCGCACATGGATGGGCGTGCCAGACGACGCGGTCGTGATTGGGATGATTTCCGCGAATAAGGGGGGCGTAGATAGGAAGGGCTTTGCTGAAGCCTTCCTTGCCGCCGCGATGGTGATGCAGAAGCACGACGACGTCTGGCTCTACCTGCACACCGAGCCCAGCCCCGCCATGTCTGGCCTTGACTTGCGGGCACTGCTCGCCGCGACGGGCGTACCAATGGACCGGGTCGCCTTCGCAGACTCCTACTCCTACCGCATGGGCATCCCCAAGGAAGCCCTTGCCAGCATCTACACGGCAATAGACGTGCTGCTTCAGCCGTCACGCGGCGAAGGTTTTGGCATCCCGGCCATTGAGGCCCAGGCTTGCGGCACCCCGGTCATCGTGTCCAACGCCACCGCGCAGCCTGAGCTTGTCGGCGACGGCTGGCTCTGCGACGTGCAGCCCGCCTGGGACGCACCGCAAGGCTGCTGGTTCTTCACCCCGCTGGTGCCGAGCATCGTCGACAACCTTGAGGCTGCCTACGCGCGAGGCCGAGGCCGATCCCAGCAGGCCATCGAGTTCGCCGCCAACTATGACGCCGATGTTGTATTCGACAAGTATTGGCGGCCGGCGCTTGACGTCCTGCTCGCGCCATGAGGGTCGCCTGGGTCACGCACCACATCCCCAGGGTTGAGGAAAGGCACGAGGCCTTACTGCCTGGGAAGTATGCGGGCGGGGCGGAACGGAACACCGACTACATGGTCGCCGCGGCACCAGCCGGCGTCGAGGTCACCTACATTGAACCCGAAGCCGCTGAGAGCGCCGCAGACGAATTCTGGGACCGGGTAGTAGTCGGAGGCACCGACAAACTTTCCGAAGCCTCCATGAATTTCCTAGCGGCTCTCAGGCCCATTGTCTGGGTGCAGCACGCCCAACATCGCACACCAGCCAAGGCTGACCTGTTCCGGCAGGCCTCGCGGTTTCTGACGATGAGCCGGGCGCACATGGGCTGGGAAGCCGAGTGGACCGGGCGGACTGACGCCTTCATTCACTCCCCCGTTCCCCCGGACTGCGTCGCCCCCGCCGATAAGGAACCTTTTGCCTTGTTCGCGGGCAGACGCCACCCGGCCAAGGGGAAACTCAACGCCCGCATTTGGGCGCAGCGCCAAGGCTTGGAACTCGTCGAGCTGGAGAACGCCCCGCACGAGATCGTCCTTGACCACATGGCCCGCGCCAAATACTTCGTCCACCTCCCCAAGGAGCGGGACGCCTGCCCCCTCGTCGTCATCGAGGCCACCCTCGCTGGCTGCGACATCGTCACCAACTCCCTCGTCGGGCGGCTAGAGCTCGGCGACCCTGCGGCAGTCCTCGCCCAGCAACCCGAGCGGTTCTGGCGAATTGTGGAGGAAACAGCATGAAGATCGTTGTCACCGGCTCCGCCGGCACGTTGGGCGCCCCCCTAGTCGCCGAGCTGCGGGAACGCGGCCACGACGTCTGGGGCATCGAGCTCCAGCACACCGGCCAGCCCCAGACCGTGCGCGCCGACGTCGCCGACTACCGGCAGCTGCGCGCCGCCTTAGACCGCGTCGGCGACTTCGACCTCGTCTACCACCTGGCCGCCGAGTTCGGGCGCATCAACGGCGAGGAGCACTACGAGCAGGTCTGGCGCACCAACGCCATCGGCACCCGCAACGTGCTTGAGCTTCAGCGTGAGCGCGGCTTCCGCCAGGTCTTTGCCTCGTCCTCTGAGGTTTATGGTGAGGCCGACGCCGAAGCCATCGACGAGCGTTACCTCCTTGACAACCCGCAGCCGCGCCTCACCAACGACTACGCCATCAGCA